GCATACTTAACTTTGTATTAGGGCTTGTTTTAGACTGTGGTACAGGGTCAATACGCACTTCTGGTATATCTCCACTCACCATTTCCTTTGTCTCTAACATTTCTTTTTCTTTAGTCGCTAAGTCCTCAGAGAAATCATATACATCCAAACAAATATGTCCATTCTGTTTATCAATAGCGAGGAAAGCTCCATGTGTTTTGTTAGTAACAAGTGGGTCATCCTTACCTGCATAGACGTAGGAACTAAGTTGTGATATATATCCAAAGGGGTCATCATCTCTAAGTTTTCCTTCCTTAAACTTCTTAAATGCATAGCTACTACAAGACTTAACATCAACCGTCATGCCATCTATAACTGCATCCCTGTGTCCTTGTATACCATGTACGTTAAGTTTATCCTGTTGTCCTTTAATAGAGTGTCCACTTGCTAGTGCAAGTTGTAGTGCAAGTTCTTCAATCATATCACCATAGAAAAACTTTAGTAGGTTGTGAGGCAGTAACTTTTCTCCCTCTCCTGCCTTGTTTATTTTAAACCAAAGCTTACGCTTACAGGGAGTTCCAACAGAAGATAGAGAAAGATAACCCCTAGGCTCTTGAGGTTTATTAAATCTTTGATTAGCTACTAGAGCTATACCTTCACCAAGCATAGCACCATTAAAACCATTCCATCCACCCTTTCCTTGAAGGGTCTTATACATATCCCTTACGAGGGTTTCAATCTTTTTCATTCTTCCATCCTAACTTATGTTTTCTTTTTCTGAACAACTTTTTAAGTTTATTAGGGATAACCTTGAGGCTATACTTCGGTGTCCAAAGTTCTTTAGCCTCAAGGTTTCTAGGTTTAGAAGAGTACTTCTTCTGCATTCTCCCTACTCCCTGCTGTAACCTGAGTCAGAGGTGGTGGAGAGTGTGGTGATACAACAACAGGTTCATCGTCATCGTCATCTGGAGCTTTGTACTCCACATGTTCAATAACTTTAACCCTGTCTAATCGTGTACCTACAATAGCCTTACGGCTTGTATCATACACAGACAGTGTAACCTGTATTGTAGAACCGTTACCAATCGTACCGTCTTCATGGTAGTTCCACTTAGTACCATCAGCCTTGGTTACTACAGGAGCACCACTATCCCAATCTCTGCCAGTATCAAACTTACGTATGAACCTGACTTTAGTACCTCTACCTTCAGGGTCTACTGAACCCTTCTTCATAGATTTAGATGCAGATAACTTCTTCATGTTAGCTTCATCAAGTATCATGTCTATGGTACATGCACCATCGTGCTCCTTATAAGCACCCTCAAAACCATCAGTATCACGGTTGTCCTCAAAGACTTTAGCCCACTCACCGATGCCAGTTAATACTACTTTTCTTGTTGCCATTGCAACCTCCTTGTTTGTTGAAATTTTATTGTAACACGATTACTAATTATAATGCAAGTACTTTAATGTATTTCTGCATAATTTTTTCCATACTGTACATCAATACCTAACTCTACATTTAACTTAAGCTGTTCATTTAGTTTACCTATCGCCCAACTCAATACATTTGTATGTTGTTCCTCTTCTCCTTTTCTAACTACGTTAATACTTTCATCGTGGAATTGTCCTACGATATTTGACCTTCTACTTCTGTAGTAAGCTACCCACTTATCAAAACAATAAGAACCTGTGCTTTGATTGATAGTAGAAAATGCATCCTTCTCGTACCGTAGGCTATGCCAAAACTTACTAACAGGGTTCTGTATCCACATCTCATCACCTATCTTTCTTATAGGTTGTGATTCAGAGAATGCTTTTACTGACCAATTTCTTTTCCAATAAGCCTCTAATAGACTCTTGGCACGGTAAACTTTCATTCCTGTTTCCCTAGATAATTTCTCTGCACCAATGCCATAAGTTGCAGAATAGTTAACCACTTTAAAAACTTTTCTTAGTGGTTTTAAATCTATCTCTCCCCTATTATGTTTATCAATATCAACCTGCGTTATTTGTTTAGCATGTTTAGCAAGGTCAAGGTGGGGGTCAAAACCTTCTCTTGACATCTCCTCTACATACTTTGGGTCATAGGGTTTCATGTAGTGTCTCTTGGTTGTGTCTTCAAGTGAAGTCATATCAGCACCACACAACACTGTACCCTCTGGTGCAACAAGACAACTACGTATTTCTTTACCCCAAGGTTTGTCTACACTAGGTAAATTAACCAATGGTTTCTTATGCTTAAACCTAAGTGTGTTTGTTAGTCCGTCTATCTCTGCCTTAAGATAGCCATCTCTCTCACACTCTACAAAACCCTTGAAGATACTTAGTCTATGTTGCAGTACAGTTAAGCCATCAAGAACCTCTACAGCAGGGTTATCTTCTATCAGTAACCTGACTGACTTGGTTAACTCACTATTCTTTCTAACCTGTGGTACTTTCTTTTCCTCTCCTGTTTCTTTGTTCTTATTGTACTTGTAGGTACAGGGTTTCCAACCCAAAGAAAATAACCAATCTTTTACTTGGTCAGTAGAGTTAGGATTAGCTTCCTCTGTGCCATCACTGACAGTTACATCTCCATTGTAACCTTCTGGTAAACCATACTCGTCCAGTAAAGCAAACCACTTCTCTCCATGAGAAGATAGAGAACCGTCCTTCTTATGGCAGACTTTTGGTTTTGTCTTGACCTTGGTTAGCTTGCGTAGTGGCATAACATTACTTAACTCTGTAATCTTTTCTTCTTGTAACTTGGTTAGTTTATCGACACTAGACTCAGCTAAGTTTAAATCTAGCTTCCATCCCTGTTGTTCTGCTTCATTGGCACAGTCCATCTTAAACTCTAGGTAACGAAAAAACTTATCTAACTTTTCTTTAGTGCCATAAAGTTTTAAAAATCTCTTTAACAGGTTATCCCATAAAGCCTTTGTTATTCTTACATCCTGTTCACATCTATATGTATAGTCTTCCTGAGATAAGTTTTCCCAATCATCTATCTTAGGTTTCTCAATACCAAAGTCAGGAAAGAAACTATCTAAACCGTGTTTACTTCTTGTTGGGTTAAGCACCCATGACATAGGTAGTGTGTCAAACAACCTTGTTTTAATGTTAATACTTAATATCTTATTCAGTAGTGGAACATCATAACGTACAATGTTATGACCAACCATACCTTTTGTATTCGTTAGTAACTCTCTCATGTCATCGTAGTGATACAGAGTTTTCATATTATCACCATCTAAGTAAGAAAAACAGTGTATCTTAGTAGCATCTTCTACTAAACCGTTTGCTTCCACATCAAAGATTATCATGCAACCATCCTATCTTCTGTACCCCCTGTATCCTCAGTAATAAGAGTGGTAGTAGGGTCATAGTAAACACTACCTGCCTTACCTAGTTTCGCAAAGGGTCTGTTCTTATCTACAATAAAGTTAGTAGTATTCTGAACTACTTCATCTTCATTGTCAACATCTCTTTCAATCTTGATGCAGATTATAGCTTCTTCCTCAAGAGATGATGCATATTTGGTACGTCCATCATCATTAACCTGTGATATAAATACCACACCTATGTTCAACTCCTTGGCTAACTGTGCCATTCTTGCTCCAAGTGATGTAAGCACAGACGTAGCACCGTCAACACCAGACTGACTAAGATAGGCTAGTCGCTGTACGTGGTCAACAAAGATATACTCTGCACCATAGACTGAACAGGCAAGGCGTGTGTACTCTAGCAGTTTAAGTGGGTCATCATGTGACCTCATCTCAAACACTATGGTACGTTCACCCTGCGTAGCTTCAAGTGCAGATGCTATCACCTGTTCCTCACTAATGCCATTCTCTATAGCATCATCCTTAGTTCTCACATTAACACCAAGTTTATATGTAGCCATTGCTCTGTAGGTAGTAGACTTCATCTCTTCCATGTGGAGTAGGGCTATACGTGTGTCAGGATTAGCAAGAAGCCCTGTCTCAAAGTAACGTATCACCTCTGTCTTACCTGTACCTCTGGGTGCTTTAAGGAATGTCAGACCACCCTTAACTATACCCCTAATCTTATCGTCAAGTCCTGAGTGACCTGTCGGTATATAATCATAAGGGCTTTCGTTAAGGATAGCCTGTTCAACTTCCTCATCAGAACAGAAGAAGTTGTCAGGGGAGTATCTCTGTGGTTTCAAGGCAGTCCACTTGAGGGCTTCACTCTCACCTGCCATAAGAAACTCGTTAGCGTCCTTGTACTTAGACATAGGAACGTAGTACATCTTGGCAGGAAATGCCTCGTAGATTCTCTCTGCACTACGTTTACCTGCATCATCAAGTTCACCTGCATAGATTATCTCTTTGAAGGAGTCTAAGTATTTATAATTTTGTTTGACAAACTTCTCGCCAATAGAGGCAGAAGGTAGTGACTTAACAAAATACTTCTGTCCAAGTATCTGATACAGACTTGCAGCATCAAACTCACCCTCTGTTATATACAGTTTATTAGAGGAGTTGGAGTTGAAGTCAGGTCCAAAGAGGTGATTCATACCCACACCCCTGTCCTTAATCCAAGTCTTAGACTTATCGTTGTAGTCTCTGTACTTGACGGTGTGTGGATACTTGTATGCGTATCGCACAGGTTCACCGTTTGCACCTGTCTGTACCTGTATACCATACAGCTTGCATACATCTGGATTGATACCCCTGATGTTATCAAACGTCATACCCTTAACTTCTACTTGCATTACATTCACCTTCTGTTTTATAGGGTAGCTTTCTCGTACCCAACTGTATACACCCAATCTTTTCTTAGAGGGATAGGATTCCCCACAACTATGACAGAACCCATACCCATCATCATTCCAGTTAAACGCATCTGATGAACCACAGTCCTCGTATGGACATGCCTGATGTGGGTTGTCACTCATTTTCTCATATCCTTCCTAGTCTCTATCCACTTATTTAAATAAAACTGTGCCTTCTCCATGTCCTGTATAGGCTTACCCTTATACTCATGTCGATGTTGATACTTAATAACATTACCCCAACACCAGTAAGCAAAACCTTTTGGACCTAACACCTGTTGAATATAATCTATACACTCTATACCACCTCTAATAGTGTAGTGAGGTGGGTTGTTCACTTCATCAAATTTCTCTTCCATCTTTTCTCCATTACATATTTCACACTCAGGGCAACTTAAGTCATCATCAAGAATGCACTTACACATTTCACAAACTTGCACACCCCACTGAACTAACGCCATTTTAAACTCCTCATTATTAAAGTCAAGTTAATTCTTCTCCCATCTATAAAATATATGGTCATCTATTCTTGCAGTCCTTGTCTTTGTCTTTGCCCAATCAGGGTGAACATCAACAGCATGATAGTGTGTCGCACCCTCAAGCATGTCAATAGTCTTACCATCATGCACAGTAACAGCAACCAGTAATGCCTTAGCCCAAGCCTTGCTATCAGTGGGTTCATCTTTCAGACCGTCACAGAAGAACGAGAACTGGCACTTGTGTCTAACAGGTAGGTCACTACCTGAATGTTTTACTGCCTGTGTAACAACATCACAGACGTTATCAGGGTATCTTCTATCATTGACCCTGTTGATTACTACCTGTGCTACAGCAATCTGACCTGCCGTAGACTGTGACCTAGCTTCCCAATAGACGTTCAAGGCTAGGCAGACAAGTGCTGTTGTAAACATATCGAATCCTTTAATACTTTAAGTATTGTTTTATGGTGTACCCCGAACTTCCTAGCCATAGGTCTAGCACCATGTTCACAATCCCTAGATTTATAATTAGTTATGATAAAATCTCTGTCCTCTTTTGTCAAGGTAGTATAAATACTTTTATATCCTTTGCTGTAACAAGCACTCTTTAATACATCTCTTGAATGTCTAGCATTTTCTACTTTCGTACACCATTCAATATTGTCTACCCTATTATTTTTCTTATCCCCATCTATATGATTTATATCAGGCTTGTTTTCTGGATTTTCAATAAACGCTTTTGCAACCATTCTGTGTACCCGATAGGCAATGCTTTTCTGACCGTTGATACCAACCCCCATATTTTTTGGTATTTTCCAATGAATTACTTGATAACCTTTAGTTTGTGTACTAGGTATTTTAAAAGCACCATTTAAATTACTCCATACTCTTCCATAATTAGATACTTGATACATACCTGTGAACAATTTATTTTGTTCCTCTGTTAAATGGTCATAGTCAGGAACTCTTACCCATATTTCTTTATCCATTACCTTCTCCTCATTTCTAGTGCAGACTTTGCAGTATCAAAGTTATGCTTGTTGTATGGGTTCAAACTCTGTACGTTCTGGTGTCCTGTTACAGACATAATTGCAAGAGCATCAACCCCACTACCAATCAACTCTACTATGGCAGTCTTTCTCAGGTCTCCCATGTGCAAGTCATCAGGCAACCCACAGGCAGACTTAACTTCATTTGCTAGTTGGGATACCTGACCTGACCCAATGGGTCTGTAGGCATTGTCTGAAGGTCTCTGATAGGGTAGAACATAGGGTTGCCAATCCCAATCAACACCCTGTTGTAGAATTAGTTTCATTATCTTATCCTCTATGGGTAGTCTTACTGTTGCACCACGTTTTGTTTGTTTGATTGTGACTATACTCTTATCAAAGTCAATGCTTGTCCACTCAAGTAACGTAATGTCAATGGGTCTCTGACCCCACTCGTAGGCAAGTAATGCAAGCAGTCCAATGTTTCTCCACTTAAATTGAGAGAAGGCTGTATCAATAAACAACTCAACCTGTTCCTTCTCCCAAGTTACTGAGCGTGGTTCATGTGAACGCCTCTTGACCCTAGACATAGGATTGGATTCTATTAATTCAATAGAACGACAGAAGTTTAGGAGCACTGAAAGTATTCTTGCCAGTTGATTAGCATGGTCAACACTAACAGTTCTAGCCCAAGTCTCATAGATTTCTAGGCAGTGTGCAGAATTTAACGACTTAACTGTAATATCTCCTAACTCCCTGTTGAATATCTTAGTCTTGCAAATCTTATTGAACCCATAGGTGTAGGTCTTTCTCGTTCTTGTAGATAGGGAGTTGTACTGACCTGTGTTATAGTAGTAGGTCAGTACCTGACGTAAGTTACTTGTCACTCCTACCTTGCCGACAAGGATGTTACCCTTCCTAAAGTCATCAACAACCTTAACGAGTTTGGGTATTTCATGTCGTGCAATTCTTCCATCACTAAAAGTTTGAGGTTCAACTACACCTGCTGACTTTGCATCTTTAGGTGGGTTAAAACGGTATACCGTTGAACCATCTTTAAGTTTAGCTTTGTGTGTATATTTCATTTGTCCTCTTTTGGTTTCGGTGGTGGCATCATCTCATCATGTGGGTCATCATCTTTACCTTCCATTGTACCCCCCTTGGTAGGTTAAAGACCCTAGTTATACTTAAAGTATTCTAAAAGTAAACATAAAGTTTTATCTTTCTTTAAGTAGAAGAAGATAAGGTATCTTTATGTTTACTTTAAGTATTATACAGGTAGTCATCTCCTTCCTGCAATACATGTTGTAAATAAATTTTAATGTGTGTCTTTC